AAATTTCTTAGGTGAATATTCTGCATGTTTACCACTTGCTGAATAGTTGGCTAACTTAAAGGTTATAAGACCAACGAATCCTGAAATTAAAATTGTTAATGGTGTCATGTTTCTTAATTTAAAATGATTACTGAAATTGTTGCTGCGATTGCTATAAGTGCAAAGAATACACCCCATGCTATTTTCTTGATTTTTGAAATGCTCATTTTCTGTATTTTTTAGAGTTGTATAATAGATGAAATGTCGCCGTTCTTACAAAATAAACAGACAGCAACATGAATGAATAGTAAGGTGTTATTTTCCCTGAAATAAAACCGACAAAAAAGCCTGAAACGAGCAAACAGATAGTTAGTACGAACTGATATTTATGCCATCCGTCTGTAAACATTACCAGCAAATTTTTCATTAACCACTTCTTTATTTTACCTGTGTACTCGTGCTTATTTTTACTGCTTAAATGTTTGTGCCAATATTCGTAAGGTGTTTTATTCAATTTGACTCTTCCTTAAATCGCATATCATTTTAGCATAGCCTGAAATACAGCCAAGTGCGTGAGCAAGCACAGCAAACACAACTGATAATATAATTAAGGTTATTGTCATTTTTCTTAACTAACTAAAATATTATTTAAGATTATTTCTTCTTGGTTAACCGCCATTTTCCAGCACTTTTGCCATATTGGAACTGTGAATTATCAGCATTATTAAACTCCGTTATTTTGGTATTTATATAAGGAATATTTAATGCCGATAGTAAACTTATTAATCTTGTATCGGAATTATTTTTGATAGCGCAAACATCATTGCGTAACATTTTTACAACCTCAATAAAATCCTTAGTGTAGCCTTTAATTACAACAGGTGTTGTTGCCGTTGGGTTAACTAATTTTCGATAAGCAGGCTTTATGCTATCGACCAAACTTTCGTAAAACTCATTATTCCAAATAAACCCTGAAATGTATTCAACATCACGTGCCTGAATAGATAACGTAATTTCCACGCTATCTTTTATGCCAGTTGAATCAACTGTTTGTGCTTTTAATGTTTGTGTAAAAGCTAAAATCACACTTAAAATTAATACTATTCTTTTCATATTTAATTATTTAATTTTTCCCATGTTGAACCATTATAACCCCACCATCCTACTGATGTAAAAGTTCCGTTTGTATCTGTTACAAATAATAATAATCCCTGTGCTGGAGTTGATATTGCACTCGCCTGTGTAGCTGTCATTCTCGGCGGTAAAAATCCAGATGTTGTAGAACTAACTTCTAACTTTGCCGATGCGTTTGGGGTGGTAGTCCCGATACCAACATTGTTAGTTGCGCCTGCAATAGCAATCTGATAGTTTGGTGTAAAAGTATTATATCCACCTGTCAATCCTGTATTTGCAGACAATAACATATTACCTCCATCTCTCTCTATAAGAATATTAGTAGTTGATTCTGACATATACGCTCCGCCATATACCATCCCCATTCCATAAACATACTTACTTCCAGATGCTTTTGTGCAAATAGTAAAAGCTTTGGCGCAGCCACTTAATGAATTGTATATCGCACCCCCTCCTCCTCCTATCACCAACACTTGGTTTGATGAAGGAATTATATATGATACCTCTGAAATATTGCGTATTTGTAAGTTATTAACGTTTAATTCCCCATTAATATTTACAATACCATCAAGCTGTGCGGCGGTACCACCTCTTGCATATATACCATAAGCACCCCCAGAAGTCTGTTGATTGTCAAAGTATCCAGCATAAGAAGCATTGCTTGTGTGAAACATCGCACCAGTTAGAACTGATTCAAATAACTTCTGTGTCTTGTTGGTAGTAGTGCCATTTGCTGTCGAACTTAGTTTTAACCCACTATTTCCAGATAGGGCGTTCCATTTCCATTCTTGTGTTTTCCCGCCGTTGTCTATTGTGTTGGTATCAGTGGCATCTAATATGTCAGATAATACTACAGTATTCCCGCTAGAGACAGGCAATGCATAGCGTTTAGTATTAATCTTGTAAACCAAGCTATCCGCGCCGCCGTTATAGTAGATACTATCCACTTTACGTAGTGAACTAACCGCCGTTATAATGTTGTTTAACGACGTGTTCACTTTCGCGCCGGTGATAGCCTTAGTGCCATTCGTTACAATGTTACTGTTTACATAGTTTCTCGCGCTGTCAAGTGTTACTTGTCCGAACGTTATCGAACTAACTAACATTAATAAAATCAATAATCTATTTTTCATGTTTTCAAATTTCAGGTGAATCATAATCATTTCCAAAGTCCTCGTTAAAGTCGAAGTTAAAGTCAGGTGCTTCATCACCACCAGCTGCAACCGATAGCGGCTCCCATGCCGTCGCAAATCTAACGCCGGACAAAGTGGTATTGGTGAAAATAGTCGTATCCGTTACCATATCGCTATCATACACAAACACATCTCCCGACTTCACTTTATAGTTTAAATTCTCAATGTTGTTATCCTTAATCAACTTATAGATATACTCAATAGCACCGTATGTGTTTAATACGATGTCAAACAAATTCTGTCCATCTACTGCCTTATATCTTAGTTGCATTTGGATTTACTTTTATGCCGTCCTGTGAGATGTCGATAATCGGACGCTCGACATTATACCCATCGGACTGTAATTCTAATTTTATTTTCCGCGCTAATTCCTGCTCCCTGCCGGAACTATTCAGATACGCAAAGATACCTACTCCGTCTTTCGGATGTTGTTTCCACCACCCCGGAAATGCATTGATAGTGTCTTCAATGTGCTGGCTATCGCTCTCACTTATGATGAAGTCGCCGCCCTCGATTACAAGGTCGTTATCTTTCAGTTTAAGGTCAAAACTCGCTGCCATTTAATGCTTTACTTTATCGTCTTCAATGTCCGTTTTCTGTGTGTTAATCATCGGTGAGGTGCTAAGTGGAGGTGTTACCGTCCCGCCCCAAGTAATGATAGTATTTAGCTTGTTTTCAATCGCATTGAGCTTGTTTACCAAGTCATCAATTTTAATCAAACCGCCCAAATTACCACCGTTAATAACTATACTACCGTCTTCAATTTCGATAGTACTTTCACCAACAAAAAATAGAACTTTTTCGACATCTGAAAATTGCGAAATATATGGCACAATTCCAATACTGTAATTTACAATAACACCCGAACCAACCGCCGGAATAAGAATAAACCCATCCCCTACCACCGGCGAAATACGCGCCGTAATTTCCGTTATCGCCGTTCCGTTGTTTACCTCCACAAGACAAGTCCGCGCGTCAACATCAACTGATAACACCGTTCCATCTACCGCCGTAATATTACGCGCCGCCGCCGGTGCTGCTATCTGCTGTATTGCCTTTTTAATTACGTCCTCGCTCATATCTTGTAATCTAACTCAATTTCTTGTCTATGTCCGCCCATACCGCCGGTATAGCGCACGGATTTTATCTTGTAAACACCATTCCGTTCCGGTAACACTTCATCTATCAACTCAGCATTATCACCCATCCGCACGTATGGCACTATAAATGTAGTGAACTTTCCGCGCAATCCCTGATAGTAGTACTTCTTTAGTTCCTGTTCTGCTTTTGCCGCCAACTCCTTGACGCTGTTCACTCCGTAAAAATACAATGTCCTCCGCTCTCCCTCTTTGTTTGTTGGATATGGTTTCTCTTTGTATTTAAACGCTCCATTTTCAGCGTAAACCAAACACTCCAAGCGTTCTTTTTTCGTCTTCTTTTTGCCGTCTTTGGTGGTTTCTGTTAGTTCTTTTTCATTGATACTATACGCCACCGCTGACAGTACAATGTCATCTACTCTTTTGTAGGTCAAGTCGTCCGAAATAATGTTGTATTGGAACTTAAATTTACGCGTTACCGCTTCATTTTCCAAGTACTTCAGTACACCTATCCGTAATTCAAAACCACGAAAATAGGCTACTATCCTGTATTCATCTTTCATGCGTGCTATAAACTGCGCAACCGTTTCATTTTCTGTTCTGATATCGCCTATATTAGTGGAGGTTATCGCATTTACCGAGTATTCCGTACCGCTTAGCAACTCCGACAATACACTCTCTAATGTGTATTGTGCGCCTTTCCATAGCTTATTGACGCATGGAAATTGCTTCAACTTCCACATGTTATCCTCGCACTTCAGCACTACCGGAGTGCGCGCGTCAACTTCTGAAATGTACCCTTGGAAAAGCGTGTTTATATTGTTTATCTCGTTGCCGATTTTATCATAATACCGATATCCGGCTTCCAGCCGTACCGTGTCGCCTTTGAGAAATAACGGCTCACCTGTGAACCCCCCGATGTTCTTATTCTCCCCTCCAAAGGAAAACAATCTGCCGTTTTCGTCGCGTACATAAACGTTCTTAGGGAATGTTAATGTGCATGTATTGGTCATGTCCTCGCAGCTATCATTGCACTCAAACTCCGTGATAAAATCGAACACGAAAGTACGCCGCCGGTTAGGATAGCTTTCCGTTGCCTGCTGTTCAATAGTAACGTATGTAAGACATTCAAACATTAGACTAATATTAATTCAATAGGTGCGTCGGATAAGCAGGTAATTGTAAACGGCTGATAAGAATAACCTCCGGCAACCTGATTAATAGTAAAATCATTAACCACTACAGTATCAATATCCAAATTTTGCAGATACCAACTGTTTACCGCAACCGGAACAGACGCTTTCAAAATCTTCTTTAAATTGCTGACTTCATCTATCGGGTAAACGCCGTTAGTGCCGGTAATTATCCCTTGAATGCTGATGTTATAATCGGACATTCCAATATACTCTTTCACCGTGCCATTACGCCCCTGTATCTCCGTTTTTACGATGTTTTTGGACTGCGACACAGTAAGCAATACCGTATCAATTCGTAGCGCGTCAAACGTCACCTCTCGCCCGTTTTCATCCTTGTATTTGCCCGCCTGAAATTCAATGTTAGTATATACAGGCGTTCCCAGACTGCCAACATATAATGGCTTATCTCTTTCAGCACCCTGTGATATCTCCAGCGGTTGCTGCTGACCGTTTCTGATAGGAACGGACGGAGGGATAATAAATACTCTTCTTAACGTGCTAATCATGTTCCTGCAACTATTTGTGAATCATTAACCACACCTATAAGTGTAGCCGCTATCATCTCCCGAATCTTAGCCGGACTTTCCGTGATATTGGTACTTTGTACCGTGAACTTATCAACAAGATTTCCTATTGTTACGTTAACCGTAACCGACTTGCTACCTGTTACAGATTTTGCGCTACTGCCTTTCGTCGCGGCAGCGTCCGTTGGTACTTCTAAACCTGAAGCCGCGGCAATGCCAGAAACCTTACTACCCGGCGACGCCGCCGTACCTTTTCCTGCCACCGCTGCCATCGCGCTTTTTTGTCCTTTTTTAAAGTTGTCATCTATGTTTGTCGCAAGGTCTTTATATGCTGTCATTGCCCCCTTAACGCCCTCTTTAATGCGTGTCGGGTCAAGCGTAAATACGCCTGCTAAAATCTCGCCTACATTCTTATAAAATGATATAACAAACTGACCAAACCCCTTTAATACCTCCCACACACCTAATACTATACCTCTGAATGTCTCGCTGCGCTGATATGCGACGTATAAAGCACCAGCAAATGCTGCGATAGCAACAACAACAATTCCTATCGGATTAGCTGTTAATGCTGCATTCAGTAGCCATTGTGCTGCGGTTAATAATCCCGTTTGAACTGTCGAAATTATTAGCGGGACTTTCATTGCAACATAACCAGCTGTAAGTGTGCCAACTGATATACCAACGCCCTCTAATATGTCGCGGT